CTTGCAAGCTCGCTCGGGATCGTGTCCGGCGTCTCAGACTGCGCCACCAGCATGAGCACCTCGCCGTCGTCCGGGTCGGTCGCATAGATACCGATCTGACGCAGGATATAACCCCCGGTTAATCCCCGGTTATACAGCGTTACAGGCAGCAATGCACGCCCATTGCCCTTGTAGACCGGATCGCTTAAGGTCAGCGTCTGTGTGGCCGCGATCTCTGTCAGGGCAGGCAAGGCATCCGCGCTTGCGTGCCCGTCCCCACCGACTGCTCGCGTAATATGGAGCGTGGCCCCGGTCTGCAGCTTGGCCATCAGATTGAGGCCCAGCGTGGTGTATACGACGTTATCCCATGTCGCCATTACCGTCTCCTCCTTGGTGTGGGTATAAAGTATAATGCTTGGCCTCGCCGACCATGACCGCGTACCGCTGCCGGACGTCGATCCCGGAGGGATCGTACTGCTCCACGGTGTAGGTCAGGTGCGCGGGCTTGAGCTCGTCGATGCGTGCCCGCAGGGCGGCAAGGTCGAGGCTGTAGATATCATTGAGGTGGATGTGCAGCGCAAACG